CTCCGAACGAGAAGGGACCGCTCACTCTCAGCCGTGTGCCGGTCATCGGCACATTCTTCAGCGTGCGATAGTCGCCGTATGTGCCGCTGAGTGCTTTCTGAAGGTCGCCAAAGCCGACACCACGCTCCGCGGCCACCTGCTTGATTTTGGCCACATAGGCGTCGTGCTCCATCTTCTGACGGTCGCGCAGCTCTTTCTTGTAGGCGTCGCCAGCGGCACGCACGGCCTCCTTTGTGCCGTTGCCCTCGCGGTAGTTGGCAATGCTCTCGGTCATGCCAGTGCGTGTCTTTTCCACATTTACCTGGTTGAAGGCATTGTATGTGGCCAACTCGTCGATGGCATCGTAGGCCTGACGGGCAGCACTTACGATGCTGTCAATCTTCGAAAGGAAGCCTCCGATGTCGCCAGTGTTGATGCTGTTCAGAAATGCCTTGTAGACGCTTTCCCCGCTTTCCACAACGCGCCCCCACTCATCCAGCTGCTCCTCGTTATTGAAAAACGCATCCTTCGCCACGCTGAGCACCGACTGCGTGGCTTGCAAGCCTACGTTGAAGAGTTTCACCGCGTCGAGCGAGATGGTGAACTTCCCGGCCAACTGCTCCATGATGCCGCTTGTGGCACCACCCTCCTGCTTCGTGCCGCTCAGTGATCGCGTTACATCGTCGAGTTGCTGGCGGCTGTCCTGAATGCGCGTGCGCAGCTGGTCGAGCGATGCCGAGAGGGCCTGGCCGAAGGGAGACTTCTTCTCTTCCTCGGTCAGCTGGCGGTACTTCAGCGACAGCTCGGTGAAGGTGCTGGTCATCTCGCCTATCTTGCCGCGGGCCGACGTGGCCTGCGTGCTCATCTGGCCGATGCTCTTGGCGTAGTCCACGACGGCCTTGTCCACCTGCGCGAAGCTCTTTCCGGTGTTTTGCAAGACGGTCTCCAGCGCATTGAGCGCATTCTGCGCATTCTTCAGCTTGGAGCCGTATTCCTTGTCGTCGACAACGAGTTTTAGTATTGATTTACCTGCTGCCATTCTTATTCTGTGAATAGTTTGTTAAATTCTTGTTCTATCATCTGCGAGAGGTTCTGCACGGCCTGCTGCATGGCGCGATCACCGGCAGAGGCGAAGAAGTTGCGCGGGGCGATGCTGCCGCGATAACCCGTGCCCTCGCTCTGCAATTTGAAGAAGGTGCGGTTGTCGCCCCTCTTGTTCCATTTTCCGTTCCTGCCGTTCGCGTAGCGGGGGTGTGTGCCGCTGTTCACGAAGCGCAGGATGAATTGCCGGTCTCTCGGGCCGTAGCTCAGGATGTCCTGTGTGCGCTGGCTGCGCAGTCGGCGGTTGCCGCCGCGTTGGCCTGCTCTGAGCGTGCGCGGGGCCTCGTAGGTGTTCGTGCTGCCGCCGCCTCTTCCGTCGAGGATGCTGATGTTGCCGCCCAGCAGCTTCTGATAGACGCTTCGCCTGATGGAGTGAGCCGTGCCGCGAGGGTCGCCGTTCTTGAAGCGTAGGCTGTTCACAATGCTGTCTCGGGCCGCCTTCAGTTCGGCAGCCACAATCTGTCGCAGCCGCTCGGCAAGGGTGCTGTTGGTGAGGGCCGCAGCTTGTAGCACCTGCCGCTGATTCTCCATGAGTTGATAGTCTACTTCTGCTTTGATTGCCATACACCCTTCCCCCATTTTCCCCGCATAGGTTTACCCCCAACGACGAAAAAACCGCCAACCTTCCCAGGCTGGCGGGTCACCTTTAAATGTCTAACAAAAAAACTAACCTATGAAAAACACTTTATCGTTTATAAGATCGCAATCACGGTGGCGGCATAGGCGGTGAAGCCTGCAAAGAGCCGCCACGAGGGCCATTCCTTCGCCCGGTTGATGCAGATGCTGCCGCATATCACCACGGGCACCCAGCACAGCAGGGCAAGCGGGCGGTGCATCATCACAAGTATCTGCGAACAGAAGAACGCGGCCACGCTGAAGCCGTTGTAGAGGTCGCCCACCACGCTGTTTTCGTCTTCATGGATGGGCAGCGCGCCCACCATGACCATTGAGCCGCCTGCCAGCAGCACGAGGAATCGCAGGTAGTCGGCGACGTGCGCCATTGCAACGGGTACGAGGCAGAACGTCACTGCCCACGCCACGGCGCACCAGGCGATGCGACCGCCCAGCGGCAGGCCGAAGGGGTTGTTGGCAATGCTGCGTGGCAGCTGCTTGTAGTTGAAGTACCACTGCCCGGCCGTCCAGAACACGAGCAGCAAGGTTGCTATGATGATGGGTATCATGATTTTTCGTTTTTCGTTGTTTGTTGTTCGTTCAGTTGTTTCATCATTTGCCGCATCTCCTCCACCTCTTCGTCGCTGGGAAGGGAGTCACGTTTCGTTACCTCCTTTTCTTCCCACGGAAACGTAATGAGGTCGCGGTCGGAGCGTATGCCTGCTTTCGAGAGGTCGGCCATTGCCGACATGATGTAGAAGGCGTTCAGCCGCGCCTGCTCCCATGAGGGCCGCTGGCGGCGGCGGTAGCCGCGTATGATTGCCTGTATCTCCCAGTGGCGCAGACCGTAGAGGAAGCGGTCGTGCTGTATGCCTATCTCGCCCACGAGCAGCTCGTAGGTGTCGTGAGCGGTTAGGAGTTTTTTGGCTGCTCTCCCTCCTGCTCGGGCTCATTCTTCTTTAGTACCTCGGGAATCTCAAAGAAGTCTCCGAGGGCCTGCATGGCCACCTCGAAGGCGGCGGTGAACTCCTTGGGCGTTACATCGGTCAGCAGACGGTCGGCCATGTCTTTCGGCGCGTCGCTGGTGGCAACGATGGCGGCCAGCAGGGCGTAGCGCGTCTTCGTGGTGTCAAACGGCTCGCCGTAGAACGACGTGCCGGTGATTTCCTCGTAGGCGATGATCACCGACATGTTCATCTTCACGTCGATGTCGTGCCCCAGCAGGTGGATGGTGTATTGTTTCTTGTCCATAGTTCTTGATGTGCGGCCTTGCGGCCATTTTCAATGTTTCATTTTCAATTTTTCATTTGAAAAGCCGCGCCGCCGTCGGTGTTATAATTGTAATTATGGCGCAGACGGGGCGCGGCGGGTAGAGGGTTAGGCTACAGTGCCCTTCGTCAGCTCACCGTCGCCGGTGGCCTGGAGGGTGTAGCTGGTGTTCTGTCGGTTCGGTGCGTTCACGCTCACGTCGTTCACCCATGCCTTGCCCGAGTACTTGATGTCACCCGTGCTGGGCACGCGGTTCTTCTCGCCTTCAGCCTGTGTGAACTCCACGTCAATCTGCTCCTGAGCCAGGATGAGGTCGAGGGCGTCCACACCATTCACGCCGGTGGCGTCATTGTCTACCGAGTAGAGCGCATCAACGCTGATGTCCCAGTTCATGCCGGTGATTTCCTGCTTCTGCCAGCCGTTGGTCGAGTCCTTAGTAGAGCTCTCTTCCAGCTGAGCCGAAACATGCACCGTACATGATGTCGCAAAAGCCACGTACTTCGTGCCGAGCTTGATGCGAAGGTTCTGTCCTTTGATTACTCCCATAGTCTATTCTTCGTTGTCAGTGATACAGTTATACGTCAGCGTCTGATGATAGCAGGGCTTCATCCAGTCCCATGCCACGCCGCTCGTCTGGAGGCTTTCGAGGGAAGGGATAACAAGGCCCTCATCGGCCATCGTGCGAATGTGGCGGGCAACGGCACGGCGCACCTGGCGGCATAGACGCTTCACGGCCTTCGGGCTGTCAGCATCCACCTCCACCGAGGCCTGCACGCGGTCTTCCCACGACTCCCACTCCGTGTCCTTATCATCGGGCTGGTTGGTGGTGCCGTCGTCGGTCACGATGATGCACGGCAGCGGGGTGTTGTCCACTTCGTCAGGGCCTACTTCGAAGCAGGTCGAGACGATTCGACCGCCCACCTTCTGCATCAGGTCGTCGTCGGCGCGCAGTGCGTTGTACAGGATTTCGTCGAGTTCTGTCATTTCGTCGCTGTTGTCTTTTGGTTGATAGTGCGTTCGAGGTTCTGAGATGTCTTGAAGTGGAAAACCGCCGGGCAGCATGCCCTGTTGCTGCTGCATCGGAGCCACCCGGCGGCCCGCTATCAAGTAACTATGAACCTTGATTCACTGTGAGAGGGTTACGCAGTCACGACCTTGTAGAGACCGAATGCCTGCGAAGGATAGGTGGCAGGAGAGCCGGAGGGCTGGCCGCCGTTGATGTAGATGGAGAGGTCGGTCATCGACCATGCCATGTTGATGGTGATGGCGGTGATGTTCTTCCTGGCCACGGCCTGGCTCGTTGCGTCAATAGACAGACGAACGTCGCCATGCTGCTGGAGGGCGAACCACTCCCAGTAGCCAATCTCGATGAAGCGGTCGGTGGTGCCCACGAGCTCGTCGTCGCCGTTGAGCTGGGTGTTCACGAAGTGGCTCACCGTGTAGGGGAATCCAGCGCAGAGGCCGTTCTCGATGACGAAGCCACCGGCAGCACCTGCAATCTTCGGAGTGGCCATCAGCTCGGCCTCGGTCACGCGGTCCATAGACAGGCAGACGTTGCCCTCGAAGAAGCCCTTGTCGCTGAACTCAGCAACGGCCTTCAGGATGTTGGCGTAGGCGTTCGCGCCGAGGGTGATGTTCTTCGAGGTCATGCCGCTGAACGGGCCCTTGTTGCCAGTCCAGGCGGCCTGCGAGTAAATCTTCTTGGCGAGGTACTCGCGCAGGGCGATGCCGAACTTGGTCTGAACGAAGGCCATAAGGTCGAAGGCGGCGTTGTCGATGGCCATGTTCGAGACAGGCACGGTCAGACCTACACGGCGCGCGGTCGGCGTGATCTGAGCGAAGTCGAGCACCTGGTCGCTGAGGGCTTCAACCTCACCAACCTCCTCCATCTCAACATCGTTGATGCTGACGGGCCAAATCTCGTTGCCGGTCACGCCGGTTACGGTGTTCAGTCCGATGGGCAGACCCAGACCTTCGTGCAAGGTGGGAATCAGCTCGTGGATGGTCAGGTTGATGGCACCGCTGGCCTCAATGTTGGCGGTGGTGTTACCGGCGGCGGGGCGGAGCAGGATTTCGCGGTCGGCCTTACCGTTACGAACGTCCTTCAGCAGCTCGCGGAACTGCTTGCCCTTGTTGGCTTTTTCGAGTGCTGCCATGTTCTTGGCATTGTCGCTCTCGCGGTTCAGAAACTTCATCTGCTCGTCCAGACGGTTCAGTTCGCGGGTGAGGTTCATCTCCTCCATCTTCTCTTCGGCGGTGAACTCACGGTTGGCAGCCTTCTGGTAAAGGTCGCCGAGCTTCTCGTTGGCCTGCATGCGGGCCTCACGGAGCTGTTCAAAAGTCTTCTTTTCCATTTGCTTAAATCGGTTTAAGTGGGTTATTGAATGTTGTCGAATCTCTTCATGGCAGCCAGCCGGCGTTCCATCTCGCGCTCAATGGCTTCCTTTTTCTCTTGTTCCTCGCGCTGCCTGGCCTCTTCCTCGGCCTTCTTCTCGGCGATGCCGGAAGGGGTCTGATCGTAGAGCTCGCGGGCGTTGACTGATGTCGCACGATAGGCGGGATCAAGGCCGATAGTGAGGGCTGACAGTTTGGCAAATGAGCGATGCTTCACGAGCACGTCCTTCTTGCCTTCGCCACGTTCCACCACGTCATAGTCCTTTGGGTAGAACTCAAAAGAGCATCCTGAGTAGTCGCCGCGGCGCACCATTTCCAGGCAGCGGTCGCCGATGTCGCACTTGGGAGCCTCGAACTCGAAGTCCAAGCCTTCCCGTGTCAAGTTCAGACGCAGAGAGCCTTTGCCCTTGTTCCATCGTGCAACCGTCTGGTTGCGGTCGTGGAGCATGTTCAGTTTTATGTCTTGCGTCATCAGGAAGTCCATCGTCACCGCTGACGGGTCGATAACTTCGCGGAAGGTCATTCCGAAGTCGTCGAGGAGTTCGCTTTCACTATTGAAAACGATGGCACGGCCGTAGATGGTGCGAGACTCGCCCTCCTGACCTGCTTCAAGTTCTCGAACGGCCAAGAAGCCTTCAAGGGTTCTGATTTCGGTTTTCTTTGCATCCATATTCGTTGTTGGTTTGTCTATTACTCAGTCATTTCAGTGTTTTGGGTTTACCGCCTTTTTTCTTAGTGGCCGACACCTTGACACAACGCCATCGCTTCGTGTCGGCGGTGTCGATGGCCTTGAACTGGCGGCCGGTGGTCTTCGATACCAGCACGTAGCCCTTGTCGGCTTCGATGTGGTAGAGGCGTGTGCCCTGTTCAGTGATTTTTGCGTGTTCCATTTGCTTATTCTTGTTTTGGTTCGTCGATGGGTGGTTCGGCCGGTGGCGCGGCGGCAGGCGTGGCTGTCCCCTTCAGCTTGTCGCTGCCGAGCTCTGCCAGGTTGGTCGAGACGTACACGATGTCGCCGTTCTCAACGGCCGGACGGTCGTACTGCTGGCGGATTTCGTTCACGGTGGCTGCTCCTGTCTGTAGTTGCAGCTGGTCGACCTTCGCCTGTGCTTCTTTGTCGAGACGCAGCAGTGGCTGCTCGCACATGTGAATGCGTCGCTTGCCGAAGTCCTCACGTTGCAAAATTTTTCGATTGAACTCTTGTTCCATCTCAACGATGTCGGGCTGCACCGTTCGCTGCAAGTATTCCAGTGTGGCGTTTGTGTAGGTGGTGTAGTGCGAGTTGGTGTCGAGCATGAGAAGCGGTCGTGGTGTACCAAAGAATCTGGCTACATCGTCGAGTCCCATGTTCATGTGTTCCATGAGCTGCATGTCGGCAGCAGTCATCGAGATAGGCACCACCTTGTCGAGTCCACGCAGGCTCACGATGTCCTGGCGGTATATCTCCTCGTTGATCTCGCGGGCGTAGTTCTTCATCTGCTTCGGGTCGAACAGTCCCTGAGAGATGGGGGTGTATCCGCTGGCGGGCGCCTGTTCGCCGATGAAGGCTTTCATGCGACCGCCCTTGGCGGCGGTCTCGAGGGCCTGGGAACTCTCGGTCTTGATGAGTGACAGCGTGTCGGCGGCATACTGGATGGTCGAGATTCCCCAGAAGCCGTCGTAGTAGCGGAAGGTGTTCGGGAAGTGAAGCACGTCTTCGCGCGGGGCTTCCACCTTGAAGCGCACGCCACCTTCTCCCAGGTAGGTCAGTGTGTAGGTGTCGGTGATTTCGTTATAGCCGCCGCACTCGGCCAACCACAGCGCCCTGGGGTCGCGCCACTCGTCGCGTTCGATGTAGACAAAGGCATTGCCCAGCAGCAACCGTCTGATGGCCACCTGCTCGATGAGAGTCGCCGCCGTCGAGAGCGGGTTGGGCTGCACCTGCAACAGGTAGTTGATGTCGCGCCCGATGCCCCACATGTCGGGCACAAAATTGCCGCCGGCCGCGTTCATCTTCTGGTACTGAATGGCGAACTGCGCCTCCGTCTTCGCACGCAGCTCCACGGCACGATACACGGCCGAGACGGCCAGTGCCAGTTGCGGATTGCGCACGCGCACCACGCGCTCCTCAAACGAGCCGCCATTCACCTCCTGATTGCTCGAGTGGCTGGGGTCGGTGGTCACGGGCACGCCCTTTGCCATCGGGCCGGCCTCGCGCTTGCGGAATAGGTTGATGTTACTTCCGAATAATTCCATAGTTATCTCATTTTTCTTTTCTGGCGGTTTACTGTCGTGGGTTTACTCCCCTCCCTTCAGTGAAGGGGCGCGGGTAGGCTCTACACAACCTCCGTCGCCGTGATTTGTATAGTGTTCTCCTGCCGGTCGCGGTGAAGGCTCTGTATCTGATACGTCAACCCATCGATGAGCAGCCGCGAGTCGCGGCTGACAACCGTATTGTACCGCATCCTCACCATGATGGTGTCGTAAGCATCCAGCGCGCCCTCCCTGAGAGCCTTCACGCCCTTGCTCCACGTCACCTGTGCCCAGACGCACGACTTCACCTCGTATTGCGTCGT